TTTTAGCTATAAGATCTGGGTAAACTTTATTCTGTCCATACAAATCAGGAATTCTTTGTAATGGTCTAGCTACATTAGTTTGACCAGTTAATGAATTATTTGGCGATTCACCAGAAGCAGAATTTGTGTATTCAGGAATATCTGGAACAGGAATATTAGGTAATGATAGAGCTACTACAAACCCAATTATACCTACAACAATAGCACCTATAATTATTTCAATACCTAATGGATTATGAACAATAAAAATTCTTTCTTTTGAAATAATATATCCACAATCTAAATACTGTTCTAGATCAATTTCATTATCAGCATGTATAGATCCTTTGTATATTTTAGTAGGTACAGTAAACCCTTCATCACCATACTTTTCTATAAGCCATTTTATTAGAACTGTACCATCTGGTACTGTGTGCTTTTCTTTTTTACAAGCACCAGCTGGATCATGTAAAATATTTATTTTATTCATAAGTGTAGAACTCTACTTTTTCATATAATCTTTTTAATATCTGTACACTATCAATTCTGGAAACACCAGCTTTAGCACCACCTATAGAATGAATTACTTTTAATTCACCTATGAATACTCCCATGTGTTCTGGTCTTTTTGTACCTCTAGAATACATAACACAAATGGAACCTTTAACTGGAACATCAATTAGTCTATAGTTTGTATTTTTTAAATTCTGCTTCATAATATTAGAAAGTTCAGCACCTTCATAAGTAGCACCTTCATGCTTTGTTATTTTAATACCAAAACATTCTTTAAGTACCAATGTGGTTAATCCCCAGCAATCAGCACCATCTATTGTATGCCCACCTTGAACCCATGCTATACCTACAAAATCATTTGGATGTTTCATTTATACATCTTTCAACTGTGGGAACCTTGACAATGTGTAAAGTTCCCCAGATTGTTTATTAGCAAGATCTGTATCTTCACCAGTAAAACCTACAACAGTATAACCATCAAAAGAAAAGTTACTAGCTGATAGATTTAAAACTAATACAGGATTTTCTAAATCACCACTATAGTATTTTCTATACACAACTTCTATTGGTGTTAAATAATCTTCACCTTGTATGCTTTGTAATTCAGCTTCTACTTCAGTACCTATAGCACCTAAACTAACTTGTAATATTTGATCACCATCTTGTGATTCTCTAGGTTCCTGAATTTCCATTGATAGAGCTGTAAACAAAACAGATTCACCATAATTTCTAGGTGCTGTTTGTTCTAGTATCAATGTTTGATCTTCAAAATCTTTTACAAATCTATACACCTTAATAAAACTAGGATGGTAAATTTCTATAGTTCTGAATTCTCTTTGTGCCGCTGGAGCTGATGCCAGAAATTTTTTATATGCTTCACTCATTAGCTAAAATCCGTACCATAATTTATATCTGCCCATTCAGTAGGTAATGTAACTTCAGCAAATGAAATAAAATCATTATAAAAAGTACATTTATCTTTATCAGATGATATTCTACTTATAAGTTCTAGATCCAATGAATCACAAGCTGTGTTATATTGTTTTTCTATAGCATAAAGTGTGGCTTGTACTAGAACCCTTTTACCAGATCTATTAACTGTGTAAGCAGCATAAAAATAACATTCATGTAAAACATCACCCATACCAACAGGTAAGCTAATGTTAAATGGTTTAGATCCAAACCTTGTGTTATATTTAAACCATGATTCAAATACTTGATACTCTAAAAGTGAAAAGTTCCATGAAACATTGAACAACATAGGTGCTAAACTTGTAATAAGTTGAAACCTTGCTGGTCCAGTTTGTACATCATTTCTTCTTGTATGTTCTAATTCACTTGTGGATAAACTAGCTATTAAAACTCCAGCTATATTACATGGATAATTTACATCAGCTGCCATTATATTTTTCTTTCTGTTTGATACCCATTACTAAGAGCATTGGCTGTAGAACCTCTACCAGTTGATAGACTAGCATTAACTTCTCCTACAGCTGCTTTTTTGGCATCATCAATCATAATCATTATTTCATTGTTAGAAAAACTTGTACCAGTAACATTTATTGGTGATCCATTGTTTAGTATTGTTACTGTAGGTGTTCCACCAGCTCCATTAGCTTGATCTAGTGGCTTAACATAACCACTTTTATTACCCATCAACAAAAACTGCCTAGATCCTTGTACAAGCAGTTCTGGCTGTCCATTCTCATTTACCGGGTGTTTCATGCCAGCGAATACTGGACCACCAGCTTGTCTACCACCACCAGTATTCCCTGTAACTAGATTACCTAGTGCCAGACCAGCTACAAGAGCAGCTGAAGCATACCCAGTAGCTTGAATGATGCCAGCTAATGGAATTCCAGCTGGACCCAAAGCAAGTGCCTTAGCAGCTCCTACTTGTGTTTCTGCTATAATAGTAGCTACCTGTATTGCTTTATTAGCAAAAAATAGAGCTTTGAATAATGCTGTTTGTTCTTTACCACCAGCAGCCAGCATATCAAGGAACTGATCATTAAAAGCTGAAGCAGCATTTAAAGCCATAATTTCCCTAGATTTTTGTAGTTCTAAGATCTGTACATTTTTATTTCTTTCAGCTGCCATTTCAAGTTCAGTTCTTTCAGCAGCACTTATGCCCACAATATCACTAATCTTTTTCATGTGTTCAATATATTGATTTTGAATAGCTTGGAATTCATCACCTAGTTTAGCTTGTAATTCCTGAAGTTCAGTTACATCTGGGGAAGCTACAGCATCACCACCACCTACTTCATCTTTTTTACCTTTTTTCTTAGCTCTATCAGCAGCTGCTTTTTCTCTAGCTGCTGCCCTTACTGCTTGTAATTTTCTAAATTCTGCTAATCTATCTTCAGCTGCTTTTTTTGCTACTTTATCCACAGCTATTATATCAGCAATTTCTAGTTCTGCTGCTGCAGTCTTTTTAACAATTAAATCATCTAATCTTTGTTCTGTTTTTGTGTAATACTCTTTCATTTCATCAAGATCAAATGAAGTTCCAAAAATACTGTTAGATTCTCTAGCTACAACAAACTTCAATCTATTCCAGAACTTTTTAAATTTTATAAATAATTTATCAATCATCAATTCAACAGTAACAAATGCTTTACTCCAAAATGGCACAAAGTTTTTAATACCATTCTTGATGCCCTTCCAGATACCAGCCCACACAGATCTATGTTCTTTTGCCTTACCTGTAGCTTCATCTATTTCTGGTGACATATCAGAAAGTTGATCTACAATCATTTGTGTTATATTTAATACATCAAATGATACATTAAGAAAATCTTCATCCATGAATTTAGCAGCTTGTAAAATAAGATCAGAAATAAAATCAGTAGCACCAGCCAGCTGGTCCATATCACCAATTGCCCTAGCTGTGTTGTTCTGGAAGGTTTGGTAAGATCTTTCAATAGTAGTAGGCATTTTTATAAATCTAGATTCAATACTATCAGTTTGTTTAAGCAATGAATTGAAAACATCTTTAGATAAAACTTTTCCTTCTATTACAGCAAGTCTAAGTTTACCTACTGTAGTATCCATGCCAGTAGCAATTGCTTGTGCTATGAATTGAGTATTTTCAATGATTGAATTAAATTCTTCTGCTCTTACAATACCACCAGCCATAGCTTGCCCGAATTGCCGCATGGAATTTTTCATAGCTTCTGGTGAAGAAGAACCTATAACACCTAACTTACCTAGACTTTCTACCATCTGTAATATCTGATCATTAGTAGCACCTACTTCTTCACCAGCTATAGCCAATGATTCAAATAGTCTAACATTCTGATCTACAGAAGAACCAACTTTGTTGGATATTCTAAGAAGTTCCTGTTGAGTTTTTATAAACTCTTTATTGTCTTTTGTTAAATTTCTTATTCGCTGATCAAGCAGCTTTGTGTTATCAGCAATCTGTAAGATTTTTCTAGCTGTGTGAATAGAAAAGGCAGCTAAAATTGTAGCACCTAGAGCTTTAAAACTTCTACTAAGTGCTTTGTTAGTTCTGTTTACTTCTTTTTGTGATCTTCTTAAACTGGAAGTATCAGCACCTATATCATACTGTAAAGTACCTAGTTTTAACATTATTTATTTGTTCTTTCCTGTACTTTTTCTTTCAGTTTATTCAGATCATCAACTGTCATTCTTTCTGGATCAGAACCATCTTCATTTAATCCATTTTTTAAAAGAAAAACTTCTCTAATAGTTTGGAAATCATACATACACATAAGCCAGAAATCAGAAGGAAGGACACCCATAGCAATAGCCGTTTTTTGAAATTCTTCAATTGGAAAAGATTGAATGTATCCAGTATGTTCAGAACTTCCTGTTTTAAATCTATCATTGACTTTTTTTTTGAACCTATCATGGAATAGCTTAAAAGAGCTTGTGCTATAATACTTGCTTCTTGAAAACCATACACTTCAATTATATTTTTACAAAATTCTTCTTTTTCTGATGGATTTATTTCTTTTCCATCAACAGTAAGTAAACCACAAATGATTGTATCCAGAACTAATTGTGGATCACATTCATTATTCATTAGATTAGTAAAAGCAAGCATAGGATCCATACCAGAAGTTTCTTTAAGTCTAACCAGAAAATCAAAGCTAGACTTAAACAGAATCTTCTTACCAAAGCCTTCTATTTCTAATTCACCTTTATATTTATTAGAGGAATTAGCCGACATATATAGCTGCTATGGTTTGTGTAGTTTCATCATCATAGGTTATATTAGCTACACCTAAAACTTGATAAGCTGGTGGAACTTTGAAAAATCTATCTTCACCAGATGGAACTGTTACAGCTATATCCGGTAGATCTACTTCATCAGCTTCTGGTGTTTTCAATGGATCCTGAACAGCTACAACAGTTACTACATGACTGATAGCATCACCATTTAGAACATGAATAAATGAATTATTTCTAACTTGGAATGTATCACCACCAGCAGCACAAGCGACATAAGTCATATCAGTACCAAGTCTATCAATTTTCTGTAAAGTTAATTCAGCCATTTTAATAGCTCCTTAAATTTTAATTTTCATCAGCTATTAGGTGTACGAAATAACACCTTGATTTTGTAGTGCCATAGAAAATTCAAGCACTCCATTCTGTTCAGAAGATTTACCAAATGAAGTTATATTAAAAGTACCTTCATAAGTTTCTTCAGCATCTGATAATCTAAATATAGCTGAAGGATCTGCTGAATTAGCAATAGTGGCAAAATACTTGTAAGCAGCTTTATCAGCTGTAGCTCTAGTATCTACTACACCATTACCATTCATAGTAACTGTACTGTAACCAGTATAACATGATTCAGTTTCATTACCATCAGTATTCTGATTAGTTACATCAGCTACTGGATTATCTCTATTAAAATCTTTTGTTTTAACTCCACCTACAAGTTTAAATGTAGCTGTGTTAGTATCCCAAATTTCAAATAGAAAATCTTTACCTATAATATTGTTCAAAGCCATTTGTTAATTCTCCTTCTTAAATAGCATTTCTATATGTGAAAAAGTTTGATGTATAAACAAATCTATCATTTTCATCAGTTCCTAGTGGTGCTAAATTACTTTGTTCTTCTATAGTTAAATACTCTGTAGTATTTATAGCTATATTACTATCAAGTGCCAATAAAAAATCCCTAACAATTTTTAAATTATCATAGGCTATTGAAGCACCTTTACTTTTTTTACCTCTTGATAATACTTGAAATACTGGCTGTTCATATTGATCTTTTTGATCAGATGAAAAACCACCAGCATCTACTATTAGAATCTGTTCATCTATTCCAGTTCCCCATTCAAAAATAAATAAGTTAGTAGCTAGAGCAAGTGGAACAGCTGCTGCTGTAAGTACACCATTATCTACTAATAACTGGGCTATATCTTCTGAAACAGATCTATTCATCTTTTAGCAAACCTTTTTACCTGATTTAAAAATTCACTCAAGTGTCTTTCTACAGCCTTACTTAAAAACTTGTTTTCAGAACCAACTTTGTTAAATAAAGTTGTAGATGGCATTTCATGTACAAAAGGTGCGTAGATCATGGTGTAACCAATTCTAGCTACTCCATCTTCTACATCAGTAAAAATAGATCCTACAAGAAAACCTAGATCTACTGGTGTTAGTTCAATTGCTTTTTGTTTTATAAGTAATATTCCAGCATTCAATCCCCTATCAATATCCCCTTCAATTTTATTTATAGCTTTATTGAGATTAGAATTGATTAGCTTCAAACCTGTTACTTTTCCTTTTCTAGCCATTAGATTAACATCCTTGACATATCGGACATTGAACTGGTATTAGAAGAAAGAATAACTTTTTTAGCACCAGTTACATCAGAAGGATCTGCTGTAGCTGTTTGATCACCTGTAGCAATGTAGGTTCCTGTAGGTAGTAATGTTCTAGCATAAATGAAGTGGCTAGTCATAACAGCCTTACCTTCTGGGTTAGTTACCTCTTTTGTTTTTAATGCTACAAAAGCATCTAACAAAACAGGAGCTGCCCAGCTTTGGCTGCCCTTACCATCCTTAGTTCCTTCCAGCCAGTAAGTAACTTTATCTGGTGTTCTGAACCCACTCATGTAAAATAAATTTGTGTATCTGATTTGTTAATATCATTCAAACAGCCTTGTGAAAGATCATTGGCAGTTTGACCATAGCTTGTGGATAGAATACCAGTTCCACTATTAGATCTTTGATAAATATTTTCCGCATTCTCAAATTTTTCCTTAACAATAAGAGGATTACGGACACAGAAATAATGGGCTGTAAGCCATAGTTCTATTTTTGCTAGTACAGCTTCTGAAAATGTTTTACCACAATTAGCTACCATATCAGTAATTATACAGCTGGCAGTATCAATAAAATCAACAACATCACCTAATGAATCTTCAGCTTGCCCTAGAAATCTTTCTAGATCTGTGTTAGTAATCCTACTCATTTACATAACCTAATTAACTGCTTTTACAGATTTATTAAGAGCTGTTATAGATTTTTTCATATCAGGATCATCATAAGTTTCAGCTAGTTCAACTTTGAATGATTCATATAAAACAATCTTAGCTTCAGCTACAACTAATTTAGCTACAGCATCATCACCTTCTAAAAGTTCATTTACTTCAGCAAGTTCAGTTTTAACTTCAGCAAGTTCAGTTGTCAATGCTTCAACAGCTTCTTCAGATTTAGTTAATTTAGTTTGAACTTTTTTTACTTCAGCATCAGAACCTTTAGTAGCTCCAATAAATTCTGATTGAAGCTGAACTTTATTAACTAAAGAAGCAGCTTGTGTATCAGTTAATTCTACAATAGTTCCTACTGCTTGTTTCACTTTTTTAAGGTGTAACCCAGCAGTAACAACTACATATTTCTTTGTTTCTTTTGACATAATAAATTAAACTCCTAGTTAAGCTGTTCCATGAACAATGCCAGTAGCATTATTAGAATCAACTTTGATTAAAGGAACCATTGCGGCAAAGGTAGTAAATACTTGATCACCAAGTGGTCTAATCATGGTGTGTGGAATAGTAACAATATCAGAAGCTACTGCTAATTCAATTGTTCTTTCAGTTAATTCCACCATCAACACATCAGTTAAACCAAGTTTTTCAGCTGGTTTAATATCTTTGATCTGTGAAATTTCTTTTAATCTATTGATAATAGATTTATCAGATGCTGCTTTGAAATCATCCTGTAATCTAAACCAAACAGAATTACCAACATATACTGTTACTGAATTTTCAGCAGAAACAGCAGCACCAGTAAACAATAAACTTAACATACCTATGGCATCATCAAGAATAGTTTCACCAGTAGTACCTGTTAAGGACCAGTCAGAAATTGTATCAGTTTGACGATTAGGATGTGTAGTATAACCATACACAGTAGTTTGTGTACCACCGACTGTAACAGTTATTTCTGGTAAACCAGCGAATAACATAGTTTCAGCTTTTTCAGAAACTTGTCTAAATGAAGCAGCCATACCTGAAAACTGTTTGTACTGCTTGTTCCGTTGTCTATATGGAATTCTCCATGATTGATGAATAATAGGCAATGGCACATAAGAATCTGTAAAAATTGTATCGTTGTTTTGTTCATCAGTAGGATTCATGCTTGCTTTAGCAGCTTGAAACTCATTGACATTTTCAAAACCTACAAGTTGTGTTTCAATTGATTCAGGAACTGCTAAACCAGCAGCTTGTAAATCCATAATACCATTCAAAGATCTATAGCGTACTTCCACTAATTTATCTTGAATTCTTTGAAAATCTTCATGCCGCAATGTTCCAGAAGCATTTGTAATAAGATCAGGTTTTTCTTGATCTTGATTTAAAATAGCTTGTTCCCATTGAGCATCATAATTGGCTATCAGCCCTACAGCTTCTGCTGCTTGTGAAGTGCCAGCTAGTGAAGTTACTAAGTTCTGGTTCATATTACATAATCTCCACTTTAATTCTAACCGGTACAGATCCACCAGAATTATCAACAGCTTCTAAAGCTCTGCCAATATTTCCACTATCAATAAGTAAAGCAGCAGCTGATGTAATGACATAACCAGCTCCATCAGATGCTACAATAGCATTTAAAGCTATAGCTGCTGTACCATCATCTACAAGAAGATTTACAACATCACCTTGCTGTGCTTTTAAAACTCGTACTGTATCACCATCAGCATAAGCAGTATCAATTGTTCCACCTACTGGCAGATTCGCTTCAGCAATCAACTTGCTACAAGCTCCTTGTGCTGTGCCATGAACTACTACACCTGTAGCATTTCTGGTTAATACCTGTCCAGCTGTTATAACACCAGTACCTAGAGCTTCTTCTACTCTTTGGAAACCATCAGCTGGAGAAATCAAAATAGTTTGGGCAGCTTGTGCCATAATTATTTAGATCCTTCCGAATCTTTTTTACCAGAATAATCAGGTAAGTAAGATTTTGTTTTTCCGTTGCTAACAGAATTTGTTAAAACTCCACCACCAGCATTAAGTGTGTGGTCTGTTTGTGGATTGTGGACAAGAAGCATTTTATCCAATGTAGCTTCATTGAATGTTAATACTTCCTTTTCATCAAAATCAGAATTGGCTACAAGTTCATCTTGCTTAACTTTCAGCCTTGCCGATTCATTATCAAGAAGGGTAAAGATTTTATCTTTATTATCTAAAAGCATTTTGATAGCATCACCATCTTCTGCTTTGTTGATAATATAACCTTTATCTTCTAAAAGTTTTAGAGCTTGATCTATATTCATTTCTGAATTTGTTTCAAGGTCCAGTTTTGCTTTAGCTTCAGCATCTGATTTTACTTTTGCTTCAGCTTTTTCCGCATCTGTCATTTCATTCTCCAGATTGTTGGTAGCTAAATTGCCACCAGTTACTTCAACATATTGTGTTACTTTTTTAACTTCTATTTTAGTTCCTTCTAATGAAACAATTTCTTGATCATTAACTGAATATTTTTGTTTGTACAATTTACTTACATTTGTTTTTCTAGGTTCCACTTCAAATATTACTTCAGATGTTTCTGGAATAATATCTGTAATAAATAACCATGAATCTTTAGGAGCTGTACCATTAAGTAAAGTTCTTACTTGTGATCTGATAGCATTAAATCCTATAGCATTATCTAAAAATTCAGCACCAGAATTAACTATTAAAATTTCTCCAGCTTGACCTTCACCAGAATCATTAAGTTTAAGTTCTGTAGCATCACCACCAGCTGCTGATTCATTTAACAAAACAGCAACATGATCAAATTTCATATTTGTTACTGTCCATGAATAAGCTACACCTTCTGGTGAAGTTCCATTACCTAAAATTCTACTAGCCATCAAACCTGTAGAAACAGGAACTTTCTTTTTGTTCTTAATTCTATTGATTAGTTCAATACCATCATCAGATTTATTAGCAAGTTCTACATCCAGAACAAAATCACAAGAAACTACATTACCAGTTTTAGTTGGATTACGTACAAAGCCACCAATGTTATTAGCATTCAAAGCAAGAGGATGGTATGCTGAAACTTTTACACCGTTTACATGAGGATGTCCAGATGGAGCTACAAGATTATTTAATCCCATGTAAGAATTAGAAACTACATCATCAGGATAAAAGCCACCCTTCATAACAGAGTTACTAACAATAGGAACCATGCTAGTTACAATGTGTTCTTTACCATTGAGCATTTCAGTTTTGTAATGCCCAGTAGTTAGTGAATTTATAGTGATCTTCATTTGATCCATTTTGTAATCCTTTACCTTTTGAAATTATAATACACTTTTTTGAAATCCAAAGCAACAAATACTTTTACCTATTTTATCAGCTCTAAACCTTGTTTTTTTCTATTTGCTCTATTCTTTTTTTCTTTTTCAGTATCTAATACTGGTAAAAATTCACTAATCTTACACCTACAATCAGGTTCACCAATTAAAGAAAATGCTTGTGCTGCTGTGTATATTTTACCATTTCTGGCAGCATGTGTAGGTCTAACTCTTTCATCTTGTGAAGTTGTCCACAGATACATAACTTCAACATCAAACTTAGCAGCAAAATCTTCACCTTGTTTTATGATCCCAACATTGTAAGCTCTTACAGATTCAGTTCTAGCTAATAGCCTTGCCCTAGTAATGCCGATTTTGTTTACTCTATCATTTATCCTTTTAGCTAATACAGCTCCACCTTGACCTTGTTCAACACCTTCAGTAAGCACTCTAGCAATTTGCCCACTCATAGTTTCATTGATCCCTTTAAGAGCAGCAAAATCTCTTGTGTATAAAATTTGGATAGCATCTAAATGAATTGGCTGATCAAGTAACCTTGCTGTAGTGCCAAATGTAACACCTACGGATGGTGTAGCAGTTCCTACAAGATTAGCTGGCTGTATATCATCTAAAAACAATGGCAGCTGCCCACCTGTTAATCTGTTTAGTGTAGCTCTTGAATCTCTTAAACCTCTTATATATGCTTTATCTATATAAACATTCTGCCACATATCGGCAGCTGTATTAGCTTGATCATAGATGATGGTGTTAATCTTTTCTTCTAACCAAAGCATAAAACCAGTTACACCTTTGGCATCTGATGTGAATTCAAATTGATTAAAAGTAAAACCTAAAGATGGTCCAGAAGGTTTAGTAAGTAATATGGTAATTTCTTTTTTAAGTTTACCATATCTTTTATTGAACTGTGTTATCCATTCTTTCCTGATGGTAACAGTTCCTGTAGGATCTTTTTTTGATGCCATGTTATTTTATCTCTGGTATTTTTTCTGGTATTACTTCATCTGGTATAGGATCATCAGCACCATCTTCTACTGGTGTGTATTCCAGTTCTAATATATCTGTTACAACTTGTTTAACTGATAATTGACCAGCTAAACCATTTGGTTCTGTTAGTGCTATTGATAGATCCTTAATAGCAACAGCTTTGTTTTTCATTACTTCAGATTTTTGTTTTTCATTCATAGCTTCATTTATTGGAAACTTAATTTCCATGTTATCTGGAACAGTAAGTAAGCCAGCTTCTGCTAGAATATCAAATAATCTTTCTAACCAATTAGCACACCAAAGTTTTTGCCGTTTATCTATTAAGTTGTTATAGCTATCTTTATCTTCATTGCCAGCAAGTTGACCAGCTCCTTCACCTAATAATATTCTAATAGGAATTTTAGTAGCTCCAGAAATCATTTTAACAGCTGCCATAACAGTTTCTTTAGGATCGTGATATGGAGCATCTAATGATTTAGCTTTTATGCCATGTAGTTTAATAAAATCTTGCCACCCATTTTGGAATGCTTCAGTAGCTTCATCAAGTTCTACTTTTGCTTCTGGTGAAAAGTTGTTTTTAAAATCTTTATCGTCAGCTTCTAAAACAATTTTCTGCCTAGCATTTCTAAAGAATGCTTCAGAAGATCCACCAACAGATTTATTAAGATCTACTAATCTGTTAAGAATATTTTCAAGGCATGATAAACCTTCTATTTCAGAATCTAAAGCACCTTCAGCTAAATGAACTATTCTGGACCAATGAACATTAACAGTTTTTTCTTGTATAGGCTGCTTGCTATTAGATCTAGTTTTAACAGTAAGCTGGTACATAGTAGGTAAACCAAATCTTTCATTAAGTGGATCTGATTCAGTAGATGAAATAATAATACCATCTTCAGCATAAGGTTTAAAGAAAACTTTCTTTAACTGATTAGAACCACCAGCTACTTTTGTTATAGGTTCTATTGGATTTTGCCCAGCTATACCTACATACAAAACAGAAAAGCTACCAATCCTATTTAGAACATCAGCTGCTTCTAATTTCTGGAATAGTTTTCTTTTAACTAATATGTTTAATTCATCTTCAAGCACAGGTTTATCATCAACAAATAATTCTACACCATCTCCCCAGCATGAACTAGGCAAGGAAGTAACAATGCTGCCAGCTATATCTTGTAACCTGAATGTTTCAAAGTATTGGTTGAAATCTCTATTTCTGGTGTAGCCGTAAATATCGTATATATCCCTTTGACCATCTTTTGATACACCCAGTAAAAAATTACCTACTTGCTGCCTTAATGTATTAGCAGCATTAACAAAAAAATTCACATCTTTTTTCATTTATACATCCTTCTAAAAAGTTCCAGATTCAATAGCACCTTGTAACATATCTTGAATAGCATCCATTGTACAATCTACTTGATCATCCCAATCATGTGTATCATCAGATGAAAAGTTAGTAAATTCTTCTACATAGTCAACAACAAAATCTTTATCATCTGGGATAAATACCCTTCCAGATTCAATAAATGGAGCAGCATCTAAAGCCCTTGTGGTCTTGTCAATGTGTCTAGGTATAGGTAAAACTGCTACTGGGCAACTGTTTTTTAATGTTTGAATTAAACCAGTACCACTACTTTTATCTTCTACTTTAGCATACCTAATTTTATTCCATGTAGCTGCTGGATTATGCCATTTCAAAATAAACAAACTAAATTTTCTTAATAGATCTGGTGATTCCCATTTTCCCCTAATCTGATCAACTAAATAAATACACCCATCTTTCCTTCCCCAAAGTTGGAACACAGAATAATCATTTGCTTGTTTTATCTTCTGGGCTGTATCACAATAAATAGCCATCATATCAAAAGAAGGTAAAGTTTCTGTGCTGTAATAGTTCCACCATTCTTCATGAAAAATAACATC